ATCAATAATCCATTGATCAATGAGCCATTCTATCCAACCGGAAAAATTGACAAGATCCTATATAGAAGCTAAAATAACTGTATGAACCTCATACAGGCAACTTTAACAGCGTCCTTACCTCCGAAGAGAAAGTCTACACCAAGCGGCTGGACTAGTTTCAATGCGCCTTGTTGCCATCACCGCGGAGAAAAGATAGATAAAAGAAAACGAGGTGGTATACTTACCAACGATGACGGTTTCCAATATCACTGTTTCAACTGTGGATTCAAAGCAGGATGGACTCCTGGAAAACTACTGAGCAAAAACACAAGAGACTTATTCAGATGGTTAGGTGTTAGTGACGAGGATGTCACTAGATGTGCTATGGAAGCACTCAAAAGTCGTGACGAGATACAACAAGCACCAGTTCCAAAAAACTTTGTGATAGAACCAAGAGAATTGCCTACGGGAGCAGTTCCTATGATGGAATTATTAGAAGCTGGTTGCACTGACACAGATTTTTTAGACGCTGTTGAATATATCTTGAGTAGGAAGATCGACCTTGACTGGTTTGATTTCTATTGGACAGATGAGCCTGGATTCAAAGACAGAGTTATTGTGCCTTTTTACCTAGAAGGTAAGGTTGTTGGCTATACAGGCAGAAAAATACGTGAAGGATCACCAAAATATCTAACCCATGTGAGTCCAGGATATGTCTTCAACGTAGACAATCAACATGACGATAGACAGTATGTAATAGTAGTCGAAGGACAGTTTGATGCTATTGCCATAGATGGGGTGGCGATAGGTCATAATGAGCCAAATGATGCTCAAATTGCCAGAATTAACCAACTAGGCAAGACAGTCATAGTCGTACCTGATCAAGACAAGCCCGGGGCAAAGATGATACAGACCGCACTCAAAGAAGGTTGGACTGTGAGTCTACCCGAGTGGGGAGAGGACATAAAAGACGTTGCCGATGCAGTGAAAAAATATGGTAGAATTTACACACTTTTCACGATTTTGCAGTACCGTGAGACAAACGAGATAAAAATTAAACTACTTAAAAAGAAACTAGAGAAAACAGATGGCTGACCAAATTACAAACTATACACACGACGTTCAAAAACTTTACATAGAAATGTTTATGAGCGATGCAGACACATTTATGCGTTGTGCAAACATATTTGACCCCGAAAATTTCGACAGAAAACTGCAGGAGTCCGCAAGTTTTATCAAAAAATATGTAGATGAATACAAGGTAATGCCAGAGCCGCAGATCGTCAATGCCAGCTGTGGAACAGACTTGAATCCGGCTGTGTTACCCAAAGAAAACTATGAATGGCTGATGAATGAATTTGAGAATTTTTCACGTCATAAGGGGCTAGAAAGAGCGATTTTGCAGTCAGCTGACTTACTTGAAAAGGGAGAGTACTTTCCAGTTGAAAAACTGATTAAGGATGCGATACAAATTAGTTTGAACAAGGATATGGGTACAAACTACTTTGAAGATCCAAGACAGCGACTAGAATCATTGAAGAACTCAAACGGTCAAATTTCGACAGGTTGGCCATCGATTGACAAGAAATTGTATGGTGGTTTTAACAGAGGTGAATTGAACATTTGGTGTGCGGCATCAGGTGGTGGTAAATCATTATTCCTTGCAAACTTAGGTTGTAACTGGGCAGTCAATGGTTTAAATGTTTTATATCTAACATTTGAGTTGGCAGAGAATTTAGTGGCTATGCGTATGGATAGTATGCTTACTGACATTCCAACACGTGAGATTTTTAAGAGTCTCGATGATGTTGAACTCAAGGTCAAGATGTTAGGTAAGAAGTCTGGTAGTGTACAAATCAAATATATGCCGAGTGGTAAGAACGCAAACGACATTAGAGCCTACTTGAAAGAATATCAGGTCAAAAAAGGATACGCTCCTGACGTAATTTTAATCGACTATTTAGATCTTATGATGCCAATGAGTGTCAAGGTTAGTCCAAGCGACTTGTTTGTCAAAGACAAATATGTGTCAGAAGAACTGCGTAACTTGGCGATGGAAACACAAGCCATCGTGTGTACTGCATCACAGTTGAATCGTTCAGCAGTTGAAGAAATTGAGTTTGACCACAGTCATATTTCAGGCGGCTTATCTAAGATTCAAACAGCTGATAACGTGATTGGTATTTTTACAAGTCGTGCTATGAAGGAACGTGGACGTTATCAAATCCAGTTTATGAAGACACGTAACAGTTCTGGTGTAGGTCAAAAGGTTGACTTAGAATTTGACGTAGATACTCTAAGGATTAAAGACTTGGGCGATGAGGATGAAGGATCCTTCAAGCCACAGGGTGCGACAATATATCAAAGTCTAAAGAAAACTTCAACAGTTATTGATCAAGGAACTGGGGAGATTAAAGATCCTAACGAAGGTGTTAGTGTTAGTAAGATCAAGACCAAAAATGGTCAAGCAGGAATCCATGCTATCTTGGCTGGATTGAATGCTGAGAAAGATTAAAACAGTTCAGCGACTTTGTTGCTGACACAGGCTTCGATACAGCGTTGCCATTGTTCATCGCCGGAGCCTGTTAATACTAGATCTTCAGTTGCTGGAGTAGTAAGCCATTGATGGTCTGGAGTCCAGGGTAATATTCCACTTTGTTCTCCATCTAGTTGTCCTGCTGACCATGCCGCAAGTCCTACTCCAATTCGCCACATTTCAGGACCTTCTTCTTGGCTAATTGCGGCCAACACACTCATCTCGCCTGTGATGCCTAAACGGTCGGTAATTTGTATAGTAGAACTAGCAAACCAATCCATAGTGTGTACTACGTGAACTCTTGTTTGTTCTACAGGACCGCCCATGTATATAGGGCCATTCTTTCCTGGTATAGTCATTAGCCTTTCGGGGTAATCAATACCGGCCGCGCTCATGACATTTTTAATATTAACGTTGGGTGCTTCTTTGTTGACAACAACACCCCATGCTCCTGCAGGGCCATGTTGTGCTAGGATGATTGCGGATTTCTGGAAGTGTCCAATATTGTTGCGGGGCTGGGCTATAAGTAATTGCCCAGCTAAACTTTTAAATGTGCTCATACTAATATTTAACCCATAAATACAATACTATGAACATCTTTGAATTTCAGCAACCTGTTGCAGTACACTCTAGACTTAACCCTAAATTATGGAAGGGCAATCGCTTACATAAAGATGTGTACAAAGCCCTAATGCGCATCGCGGGCGAGTTTTATAAAAGCCTAAATGTTCCTGCTAAACTTGTAGATATTTTAATTACGGGCAGTCAAGTAAATTACAATTACAGTCCAGATTCGGACTTAGATCTACATCTAGTAATAGATTTTAAAGACGTAGATTGTGATGGTGGTGCTAGAGAATTGTTCAATACCAAACGAGCAATCTGGCATCAAGATCACGAAATTACCATACACGGAATTGATGTAGAATGTTATGTAGAAGACGTTAGCGATAAAACCGTTAGTGCTTCTTATAGCCTGCTACACAATCGGTGGAAAGAAGAACCTCCAGAACCCGAACAAGATTTTGACGAAGATCTAATCAAGTCCATGGCCGATCATTGGCAGTCCAAAATTGATCAAGCTATCGAAACAGGTAGCTTGAGCAAGTGCCGTAAAACTCGAATGGATCTTAAAAAGTTTAGAGTCAAAAGCCTTGCCAAAGGAGGGGAATATGACGAGGGCAATCTTGCATTCAAAGCCCTAAGAAATTCTGGGTATATTGATAAACTAATGAGCGCAATCCGTCACTATGATGACAAACGATTGAGCATATAAAGGAAAAAATATGAAAAAATTATCAGCAATTTTATTATCAGCTGTACTAGTAGCAAGTCCTGCGTTTGCGGCCAAGAAAGTTAAGCCAGCACCAGAAAAAGCACATCCACAGTACGTACACAAAAAGGCTCCTAAGAAAGCCGTTCCTGCAAAGGATACAAGCCCAATGCCAAAAGCACCAAAACCTCAGTAATTCCGAGGCGGCTCAGAAGGGCATAGCCCGGATTTCACTCAAAAGAAAAGCACTGATTCGTCAGTGCTTTTTGCTTTGTATACGTAGACCTAGCTAGATTTCTACAGGGGCGTTTTTGAAGTTTTTGACGTCATTTAGGTTCAATTTTTGCTTGTTTTTGATCCTAAACGGTTCAGTTTTAAGCTGAATGAGACCAGGGTGTTGCTACGGTCTTATTGCCGGGATTGATCATATCGTCTTGATTTAGCTGTACTATCAATCGATCTGTAATAGTAGTAATTGCTTCTTCATCCAAACAGTTTTCTACCCAAGCCAATGCCTGTTGAGGAGTAATAGATTCAAAAGGAGTAAAGTCTGCAGGGTTTGGTTCGGGAATATCTACATAACCGTAAAAGGGTGCAGAGTTACCTAGATTGTCTTTTCCAATGATAGTAAAAAATGCCTTAGTTACTACATTGTCTAAACCGTTGAGTTTTTCGGCACGTTCAAAACGTTCGATAACCCATTCAAATGTGTATTGTTTTTCCATAATATGTCCTCGCCCAATATTTAGTTAAATACACACATGTTCACTACAACTATCATTTCAGCTTTTAATAACAATGCTAACCTGCTGATACAATCCGATCCGTTTCCCTTATCAGAGGAAGTGTTGGGATCATTAGGTATAACCATCAACAGCAAAAATTTACCAAGTGATAGCCGCACTGGTAAGTTGATCATACAGGGTGTAACTGAAATGGCAGTACTACAGGCCACTTGGCCACAATTAATCAGCTTTGCTCACTTCAAAGACATACACGAACTACAGCTTCGCCGTTATCATTGGGCAGGTCATGCCATGGTGGATCAAATGGTCTATGTTCGATTTGATGCCAGCCGTTACGAACCCGCCCTGGGTTGTTTTAACGTATGGTGGGATTGCAGTTTGGTTGACGCAGGTTCTCATAACGTGTTATGCTCATATCAACGTTGCCAGCGTTGGTACACAGAGTAAATATACGCACTTAATTAACTAGAGGACATTATGGAATTACAGCCTTTAGGGCCTTATACGCCCGCACCTTGGAAACCAGGTGAGAAACCTTCATTCAGCCAAACATGGACTTTTGGCGACATCATATATTCAATGATCCCAATTCGCTTGCTAGGTGGTGGTGATTTTTATCTAAGACTAGAAAACCTAGACACCTTGTGCAGAGACGTCATTGGTTGGCCCAACGGTGGCACACACTCGGGACGCATGACCAAAAAGGACTTTGATCTCCTAGCACCCCTAATCGAAGCACAGCCCTATATTACTAAATGGGCACCCTATAACGGTGAAGCTATTACACATCCTCTAGACAATATCTGTTGCTGGTTCTATGGCAACGTTTATGACAAGGGCCACTATGGTCGTATCTATGCTCATGCTGTGGGCTTGGATCCAGATCAATGGGAACCCGAAATTACAGCTCCTTGGTTGACCAATGTAAAGCCGCGTGATTTGGGCAGTAAGAAAATCGTAGTCAGCAAAACCGATCGCTATGGCAACGGACAAGTAGCACCTGTATGGCAAAGATTCAAACAGGAAAACTGGGCCGATCGTGCTTGGTTCGTGGGCACAGCTGAAGAGCATGCCAACTTTGAAAAAGATTTCCAACTCAAGATAGAGCACTACAAAACAGCTGACCTACTGGAACTAGCAGAAGTAATCCAGGGTTCAGAGCTGTACATAGCCAACCAATCAGTGGGCATGGCCATAGCACAGGGCTTGGGTGTTAACTTTTGGTGTGATCATCGCAAGGACAACTGCACACTAGAAGGTTGTGAAACCTACTTCCGCAGACCCAATGGATTCTACTTCTAATCTAGAATGGCAAACTATCGACGGTCTAGACTACTGCCAGGTGCCTGTAGAGGGCCCGGCAGATAATCCCAAGTGTTGGGTCTATATTAGAGGACCCAAGGGCACAGTCAAAGCATATGATATTGGCTATGTGCCCGATGGATTTTATCAACGAGAATCGTGGCGCTTGTGGGATGTATATAGGTTGATACTTAATACCCTAGACGGGCATTATCACTGCTGTTTGTCTGGCAGGGTTTGGAACTTTTGAAGATCTCGCTGACTCCACCAAGCTAGCCAGGGTGTAGTGTGTGCAAAGGCCATGACCAACCACATAACGGGCATTTCATATACTGCACCGCAGATGCTGGCGCCATTTGACCAACTCCATACAGCACCCAGCAGGAACAAGGGTGCGGGTGCAAGACTAAAAAATAAGTTTAGGTAACGTTTCATCTGTTGTATTTAACTGGCTTCATACCCAGGCCTGTGCGGCCATCCCAACGTTCGTGTGCATACGGGCCCCGGCTGTCGACCCAATGGAAAGTGGCAATCAAGCAACGTTCGCCCCTAAAAGGTTCACGCCAATGTTCAACTTCTGCGCCCTTATAAGTTATACAATCCCCGGGATTCAACACATACTCTTGACCCGCCATATAAATGGGCCAAGGATCAGGTTCACAAGCTAGCAGTACTGTTGCCGAATACTCACAGCTGGGTCTATCCACATGCCTTTTGAGTTCTGCGCCTGGCCAATGATAACGAGCATAGGAATACGTGGGCGCGAGCTCTACACTCCATATGTTGCTAAAGTAAGGCGTCCACAGACTCAATAGTGCTTCTGTAACATGATGACCATAGCAGTCCCAACACCTGTTGACCATGCGTCCGGGATTGTACCGTTCGTGATCAGAGGGGTCCGTGCCGTCCTGTGCATACTGTGACAGTCTAGCTAGGTCCAGTGTAGTGGATAATAAGATCCTAGTAGCAGGACCAACTAGTTCGGGTATAAGGTGTACTTGAGTCATAGATTTGGTAAAACCAAGCGGGCATCCTTACAAGCACCCCCGCGAAGCGGTCGTAAAAAAATTTTTTGTAGCGAAGATTTATCAGAACAGATCACTAGGTTTTGGGACAATTGGTAAACCATTGACACCACGTCCACATATAACGGAACTCCAAGAACAAGACAAAGAATGCCACACAGTAGAACAGCCACTCGCGGCCTGTCAGGGGCTCTGGTGCGGGTTCTACCCAGTCCTGCCCCAAGTGATCTTGATCCATAGTCTCTCCATAAGATAGTGTACAGCAGTCAGTATAAGGTGAATTATCACAGCGTCACTCAATCCAGTCCAAATGGCAGTGATCAATAGTGCAACGATTCTGTATAAGATAGTACGAGCAAGTGTGCGAGCATGTGTTTCCATGCAGGTACTTATGTCCAGCGCAGTAGGAACAAGGTACGATCTGGTGCTCGACGGAATGCTATGCTACAGTATCCTGGTTGTAGTCCCCAACCCATATTGTGATAGGCCCAATGTGAGTAGTGTGCGCCCACATACTGAGTCAGCCAAGCTTCTAGTATAGTAACGCTGTTGACCCAATCCAACTGCTGTGCCTGATCCCGCGACAAGGGCCATGGTGCTGAAGCTATGTGTTCAAATGGGTGTAGATCAGGTAGATATCTAGTGCGCACAGTATAGATATTTAAAATCAATAACAAAAACGCTAGGGATAATGGCCTAAACCGTAGTCATCTGGAGATTCTAAAACTCCAGGACAAGAGTCAGCAAAACGAATGGCAAACTCTGTGTATAGCTTGGTATCAGGATCGAGCCAAAAACGTGTGCGATTGAGATGCACTTCACACGTGATACTGTTATCATGTATCCAAGCAAAGACTTCTCTGGCTCTAGGTGATAGTGTTAGTATATAGTACTGTAGCATAATTTAACTAATTTAACTCAACAAGCTGTCAAGTCTAGCATTAAGCCTAGCTAAGACTATGTTGTCCATATGATTCTTTTCTAGTACTAGACTGGCAAGAACACTAGATATCCAAGCCCAGTGCTGTTCACGCGAGTACTGTGGATGTAGCTGATGGCTGTATTGCATGAGTCTTGATACTAGTGATTCTGCAGACATGCAGTTATTTACTAGATTGTATGCGGGAAGCTATTTGAGTGATCAAGGGATTGGGCGTGGGACTGCGACTATTGATACGAGCTATGTCTTCTATGGCTAGTTCTAGAGTGGCTACTCGCTGTTCAGCTAGATAAGCACGATTGCGTAGATTGGCCGCATCTAGTAAGCTGAGTAAACAACCGATGATCCTAGCTAGTATAGTGTGATGATCCACGCTAATGACTCATAAGCCACTGTAGAAAAGCTTCTAGCTCTTCGGGTGTAATGGGCCGTTCGGGTAAGGGATTGATCATAGCTATATTATAACAGAGACCGCATGCGCAGTCAATAAAAATTTTCTGCGCAAATTTTTTAATTTGAAGATTTCAAGGCTAGTGGTAAAAAAAATTGGGTGCAAAAAATCCAGGTCCTGGAGAACCAAACCCCTGGTGATCTAGTCTAACTGGTGGGGTATTTTTGGCATGCGCTGTTGCGCAAAAACAACAAAGCATGCTTACATGACCGGCCACCCCCTGGTAGTACCACCGGCCTCCTAAGCATGCTTTTGAGCTGTCAATCTAGGATGTTTTCACCTTCTGCTTCCAGCTCGGCTACAGCTTCATGGAATAGGCTTTCGATGTCCCATACAGCTTCTGCCCTGCGTATGTCCTTGTGGCGCTTGCGTAGTGCGCTACCCTTTTGATACATCTGCGGGTAATGCTCTGTGCAGTAGAGCGTGCCTGGCACTAGCGTCTTGCATCCACAGTAGGGTGTAGGGCCCATGTGCCTACGGCTATCGTACTCAGGGCCTAGCCAATGACAGCCTAGGGCCTTGAGCGTGATGTAGTCTGCATCCGAGCGTGCCATTATGTTCTCCGCATGCAGGTTGTACGTGCCATAGCTGTCCAGTTGGCTGGAAAGCTCTTCTTCAAGTCTGCTAGCTTGAGCACCATGCGCAGGCTCAGCTCACGTAACTTGTCCTTGTTGTCTGTGATGAACTTGACGATGTCATCCTTGGCGATCTCTGGCTCTTCGAACTCGTGTGCATCCAACATGCCGTCGTTGACGATCTGCTTGATCCTGAGTATCTTCTCACGTGTGGTATCCATCTGCAGATCGATATAGTGGCAACGGCTTTCCAATGCATCCAAGTGATCTCTCAGTCGCTTGCTCTTGACGTGCTCGAACTTGATATTGGTAATAAAGATAGCCGCACCCTTGAACTCGAAACGATCTGGAATGCCTTCACTACGTAGTAAACGTGAGTCAGTGTTCCATGAGATGAAACGCTTCTTACTGCTGTCTAATGCGCCCTTGAGAATGTTCAGGCTAAGATCTTCCATCAGGATTGAGTCACAGTCATCGAACACTAGCACGTGGTTAGCATCTGAGAACTCGTAGAGTTTGGCGTAAAGTCCAATGGCACTCATAGCGCCTTTGACGATCTCATACTTGGGCTTGCGTTCACCTAGTACATCGAAGATACCGTCCTTCTGCAGTACTTCTTCGACTCCGAAGCTTTTACCAACTCCTGGGGGGCCTGATACGATCATAGCACGTACATCACCTTTGCGAACAGCGCGGGTCATGTCTGTTAGGATCTGGAAACGTTCTCTGAGACGCTCTACGATCTCTTCGTCTGACTCCTGTGCTACAGCCATTTCGTTGGCACGGATAGCTTCTTGATCGAACTCTAGTAAACTAGAAACTAGCGAGGGTTTTGCCTTGGCCATTAAATTACCTTTCTTAGTGTGTAAATGTGTATTATACTGTCAGTTTCGGAATTTGTCAATGAGTTCTTGTGTTTCTGGCTCCACAGTTTCGATCTCATCCATGACGGCCGCGACCATCATGTTGAGCACTACTTCAGCATCTCGCTTGGTATCAGCTTCTAGACTGTTGATAAAGCTGAGAACGGCCTCCCGGCCATTCATCATCCAAAGCACGTCTGCGATCTTGCGTTGCCGTTGGGTTAGTCCGTTGATCTCTATCATGCTAAGACCTTGATGCGGATTACGAAACCTGTAGTGTCCTTCTTGGCACGACCTTTGGCTTTGAGTCCGATGACGCCTACCTTGGGATCCAAGAAGCGCAAGTCATCTTCGTCCGCTGAGAATACATTCTCGGGGATCTCGTCGTAGACCACTGCTACGTTCATGCCCTGAGCAACCGCTTTGGGAACATCTGCGGCATTGCCGTCTGCTCTGCTGAATGTAAGGTGATAGTTATTAATGTCCTTGACCTTGCGCCCAAGTACTTTGGTATAGTCATAGAACTGTACTTCTGGGAACATTTCAAAGATGTTCAAGCCAGTGTCTGCTATGGTATATTTCTCCCAGCTCAAGTCACTAGTACCATTCAAGCGGAACACGGGCTTGAGTCCCAGCTTCTTGGCCATTGATAGAGCCTTTTGGATATCTTGCGTGAGATAGTTAAAGAATGTGGTTCTGTCTGCGAAGAACAATTGGGTCTTGCGTATACGAGCCTGCTGTATCACGTTAGTTGTTTCACCGCGCTTGAACATACCACCTCTGCCCGCTGTATTGAGACAGGCCGCCGTGCAACCAGCTGTACGCTTAGGGCATACTTCACGACCGCTCAAGTCTGCTGGCGCAAGGTGCAGAATAAATGACAGATAACCTTTTGCTGTACCCTTTTGGATCTTGGGATTTGCTGTAGACAGTAACTTGAACATTGTCGCTCCTTTGTAGTGTATGTGTGTATTATACTGGGGAAAGTTGGCCTTGTCAACCAACTCCCCGTTGTATTTTTACAACATCAATCCAATCTGCTACAACCGTAGATCTTGGCCTCGGGGAACATGGCCTTAAAGTAACGAGCAAAGGCTTCTGCTCCCGCTTCTTTGACGCTCACGCTCTGTGTGCCAAGACCCGCTGGATCCCAGAATGTAAGGCACTTAGGCTTGTAGTCCTTGCGGAAGCCAGCTTCGATCAGTGCCTTAGCTTCTTTAGAGTTGGTGCGACCCACATAGATCTCAACCCAACCAAAGCCACAGGCATCACGTTCACCCACCTGGGCATAGACCTGGCGTGCCGCGATCTGAGCCTCTTGGATAGCACCTTGAACTGCAGAAATGATCTGCTCTTTAGAGAAACCCTTCATATCAAACTCCTTCGACGATGATGATTGCTGTTAAAAGAATAGCTAGGAAGATCCAAAGCTCTTGTGTCATATAAAGAAAGTATAAAACGTCTTGCATAGTTGCTCCTTTAGTTTCAGTGTTTGTGTAGTATAACAGGTTTTACCTTACTTGTCAATACGGACGATCATGCCCTGTGGCGTAGATACAACACCGTAGCCGTTGCTCTCAAACAGTTTAACAACCTCACGAGCTAGTGCATCTTTAGCACGGGCACCTTCTGCTTTGATAGCGATAAACTTCTTGCGATAGTTAATGTAGAGCTTTGAGTAAGAAAACGCTGTGTCTAACAAGTCGCGAGCTGTAACAGCCTGGCGAATCTGTTCTTGCGTGTATGAGCTCTTGTTGTTTGAATTGCGGCGCTGTGCATCAATTGCCGCGGCTACTGCGAAATAGCCTGCTGATTTAGTTTCTAGTTCTTTCATTTCTGCTCCTTTAGTTTCAGTGTTTGTGTAGTATACTACAGGTTTTACCAGTTGTCAACCCCTAATCGTCAAATGCTTCTTCTCCCAGCTCTAGGACTTCTTCGGTTACCACGTGGAGGTCGACGATACGAGCTGTTTGATCTTCGTTAGAAACTCCCTGGAACGCTGTGCGAAAACTCTGGCATTCAGCTAGGAAATCAAACACATCCAATCGATCCCAGTTGTCAGGTACTTCCAACTCTTGGTTTAGGGTGGTAGTAACGATAACTTTCATATGTGCTCCTTAGAGTTTAGTGATTAACCAGCATTTGAATGCGAAGATCGCTGTAACTACGAATGTTGCTATTATGATCGCTGTTGTTGACATCTGTTGCTCCTAAGTTGTTAGTGTCTGTGTAGTATAGCTTCAAATCAAAGCCCTGTCAACCTCTAGGGTTAATCGCTTGGCAGGGTAGGTGATCTCCCCTTCATACTCCAGCTGGCTCTTCTCGAACTCGGTCATGAATGAATCTTCCACAAGGCCGTAGCCGGTGATGTACTGACGAGATCCCAGGTCATCCCACTCGATCTGACCACGTAGAGCGAAGACTAGTTCTTCGACGTGTTCAGCGGATGGTTCTACTGCGCCCAACTGATAGAAATAGTCCTCACCGCCCTTGAACTTCCAACGTTGTGGGCACTCACCCTCGCCATCCCAATCGTGGGCACCATAGTTCTCCATGTACTGCGTTACGATGTGTAATTTCATTTCTGCTCCGTTTTGTTAGTGTATGTGTACATTATACCTTCGGTTTAACCAAATGTCAACCTCTTTTGGTGTTGTATTTTAGCCACAAAAGGTGAACCCCGGCCTATCTCACGATAGGCTAGGGTTCGGATGCCGGGACACTACCCCCGGACTTGGAGCGAATGTCGCTGTCGCGACTCGTTTAGAGCGTGATGCCCATTGCGCGAGCTTTGTAACCCAAGGCTACGATCTCACGTGATGGCTTACCCAACTCATATTCTGTAACTTCAACGCCGTTGTTAGCCTTGCGTGAGTTAGCGTAGACTGCGTAACCAGCTTGGCGAAGACGTGATGCTTCTGCGGCCAAATTACCAATACCATGCTTCTTAGCTTGGCTAGCTGTCAACTTTTGACCAGCTTGCAACATTGAAAAAACCTTACCTGTTTTAGTTTCTAAGTTAATACGTTTCATTATTATAATCCTCTTAATGTGTATTGTTGGTTACTACCAACGTAGTACTATTGTAAATGAACACATTCTAAATGTCAACGGTTAATTATGCCAAACCGCGGCGTGCTTTCTCCAATTGCTCTTGTTTTGCCATTTGCCAAGCTCGTTCTAGGCTACCCTGCTGAATTCCAAAACTTTCAGTGATCAGTCTGTAGAATGCATCAAATAGTGGTAGCGTGACCGCTACTTCTTCTGAAGGTTCCCACCAATCGTATCGGATCTTGGGACCCGAATCACGGCCTGCGAGCTTGATCTGCCTGAGACCGACGTCTTTCATCTTGACTGTGTGTTGCCACTTGCGTGTCAGGATGGATTCGACGGTCTTCCAGCGATTGATCGCCCAGTGATCATCAGGTAGATCTTTCTTTGAGAGCCTATCGAGCGTTTCTCTGACAGCATCAAGTCGGCAACCTATATTCTCCAGCTCGTGGCCCGAATTAGACCAGTCCTTGAAGATCTCTGGGGTTACGTATTCAGTCTTTCTTTTTGATCGAAACATTTGCACGGAAGAATGCTCCTAAGATGATGACAGCGAACCAATTAGAGATAGTGTATGGGATAGCTAGTGCTGGGAACAGGGTATCAAACGCCCAGATCGTCAACAGCGGCCCGATGATGATAATCAGGATGACGAATGCAATGATCCCGATGATTGATAAAATGGTTTTCATAGATATTCCTTAAACGGGTTAGTCTTTAGCTTTTCAAAGGTTCTGTACCGTTTATCGAAACCCTTGAGTGGTTGTTTGAAGAAGAACGGTACAGTTTCATTGGCTTTAATATAGCCGACTAGTGCTGTACCGTCCAGGAGGTACGTGTGATTAGCGCACTTGTTAGAGCCCCAATCGGTAGTTTCACGTACCGCTTCCATTACATCAATGCAGGTTCTGCTTCAGCAACAACAGCTTCAGCAACAGCAGTTGCCTTGGCCTTGACAGCTTTAGCTGGCTTAGTTGCAGGAATAGCAACGCCACGCTTATCAGCCGCGGCTTCTAAGGCCGCACGTACAACCTTGTTACCATTGTCGAAGTTGATCGACAAGAGGAACGCTACAGCGGCTTCCTTGGTCATAGGCTCACGTAACTCAACGATATCGATGTCCTTGTGACCGTTCTTGGCAAGTACTTTGACACGTAACGCATCATTCGCGAAACGAACCTTGGTCTCGCCATTGTAAGACGAAACGCCTGCATGTGAATACAAATTACTCATATAAAACTCCTGTGTGTGTGATTAAAAAACGTTAGAACTATTTCTAACTATTAATAGTATACTACCAAAATGCCCAAATGTCAACCCCTATGAGTTGCTTGTTTGGAACGGACTGTATGCTTCCTGTTGCTTTTCTGCCACAGTCAAGCGTACCCAGTTGTCGACGATCTCACCCAATGGCGCTGTATCAACATCCTGCCACGTGGATTCATCGTCTGAACTCTCGTATTCGTACTCGGGATCTTCGTACGTCTGTGCAAATCTACTCATTTTGTGTTCTCCTTAATTACGCTAGTTGCTACTGAATTAGTTGTGTCTACAGCCTTGCCAAACCACTCTTTGGTTACCGCAGGGTAAAGAATGGCCAGCGTGATCAATACTCCTAGAATAAAGTTACCCATTTACAGTCTCCTCCACGTTAACTGTCTTGAGAGCCTCTGTGAGAGGTACAAGACCTTCCTTAATTACGCCGGCTGTTTCATATACAGCGCCAGCGTACCATACTTCATCCTTCATCACGTAGTAGAACTCAGCACCACAGTTGTGAACCTGCTCGAGGAACTCTTCAAATGAATGTGCTACTTTCCAGCTAGTGTTTTCTTCGCCACGATCACGTCCGTAGAACGTGGTCATGTTGCCGTAGAGCTTTTCGTAGGCCTCGTCATCCATTGGTGTTTCAAGTCGACTAAAGGCGTGCTTCTCACCAATCTCAGCTCGTAGGCTACTGAGATCCCCCAGCGCGACCAAGTTGTTGGCCTTTGTTGAATCATAGTGCTGTGCGAGGATCTCTCCGTTGTGTTCGAGATAGCCATCCCAATGACAATAAACGCTTTTGCAAACATCACCATGCATTACTGCGATACGACTGCGTGTTCCCATTTCAGCTCCTTACTGTGTTAATATGTCTATAGTATACTACAGGTTTTACCAGTTGTCAACCAAATGCGCGGATTAATCCTATTACGCCTAGCAAAAAAGCCACAACGTTGACAGCTAACTGTGGCTTATTTCCCACACGTATACACCAAACCATGAACAAGCACGTGCCCGTAAAGAAGCTGACTATGTTCCACGGATAGTACTCTGGGCCCATCGAGTTAAGGAGGTGCCCTCCTATGATCCCAAGGGCACCCAACCATTGAATGACTTCATTCGTCTTCATTAACTTCCTCTTCGGCTTCGTATTCAGCCATAACCTCTGAGATAGCGAACATCTCGTCTAATTCTTCAGGGATCGCATCCTTGATGGTCTCCGATGTATAGCCACCGATGTCATAGGTCTCATCACCGTTCTCATCGTGTATTCCGCAGAAAGCCATGCCAGGCTCATAGTAATAGGCACGAACTGCGAACCCTTGATCCATCAAGGCATCATAGACACCTGTAGCCGGTCCCCACGCTGTGTCAAAGCCAAAGGTAACCTTGTTACTGTCCTCTGGGAGTATCACAGTATCATAAGCGTCTGTATCCCACTTGGTTCCCCACTCATTAACGCAAAAGTCATACCAGTTCTTGTAACCGTGACGTTCTTCGTTGAGTTTCTCTTGGGCCTCTAGGGCGATCTGCTCTGCATTGTCATCGGCCCCTACTCGACCTGCTACGATATCCAGACCCTCAGGAATAGGAATCACATGCTTGAAGAAGTTGTGATCATTAACTGCGGCCACAAGAGCCTCCATCTTTGATCGATCGATATGGCTTACTTCGATGACGTTGTTGCACCAATTTGGCATAATATCTCCTTAGATAAAGTCACAGAAAACTACATTAGGGTCAATGCTAGCCAGCTCTTGAGCGGCCCTCGTCAACAAGTTGTAACGAGCTGTTACAGCAGACCTGCTTAACTCACCATCGCATGTGAGGTTCTCGGGTGAAAGATCTGCTTCGATGCGATCTGCGATACGCTGGCGATCTTCTGCGGACAGCAGACTCAGTTGCGCCTGACCAAAGATCGAACCCCAGCGATTTTGCTGTTCTACATAGGATTCTAGTGTGCTAATGTTCATATCGCTCCTTCTTAGTGTATGTGTATATTATACTGCCGGTTAAACCATTTGTCAACCATTTAGTATTCTTTTTTACCGCCAAACTTCTCGTTCCAGCTGTAACCAGCGGAATAGGCTGTGATTTCTTCAGCTGTCATCCCAGCAAGTCCGACTCTAGTGCTAGTGGCTGTGCCTTCGACGTAGTAGTGCGGATCAAATGCACGACCATACCATGAATCAGCTGAACCCCTATCAAAAGGTCCGCCGTGGCGTTGATCGTATAGTTCGCGTGTTGCTAGTTCCATATCATGCTCCTTTAGTTTCAGTGTATGTGTAGTATAACATCAGTCTATCTGTATGTCAACCAGTTTTCCATCTCTAAAGATAAAATATTCGTTGATAGGGCAAGAACTTGAGCCTGATGTGGCCCAAATACAACGGTTGCCGGGTAGGAGTTGATAGTGCTCTTTGCCCCGCTCTCGCATGTGTTCGGTCACGATGATGACCTCGAGTGGATTCAGTGTGGGATCGATTCTAATCATATGTGTGTGTAAAAAGATCCAGGTCTTACGGTTGATTCCCTGCCTGGATTAAAGGCCCTTAGGCCGGAGCAAACAAAGCCTGCATATCCTTCATAAATCTACGATAGGCCACCTTCTGGATGGTGGGGAGCTCGTCTAAGGCAACCAAGTCGCCCATCTCTATGACCGCTTCTAAGACCCCAGGATGACCGTTAACTCGTTTGTAGGTTTCTACGATCTCTATAGCTTCTGTGATAGACATCTCGTATAAGTTGCCATTGCGTAGCGTTGTTATTGTTTTCATACAAATACCTCCTTGCTTAGGATCTTAGACTCGACCAACTCGTAGCTTAGGTTGAGAGCCATCATTGCTACGGTCATTGCCACTGCCCTCTCTGGACCTGACATTGAACCAATGTAAGCCATCAAGTCCTCTAGACTGTCTGGAGTTGCATAGAATCCACTGCGTGGGATCGGGTTTTGAACTGCATCGTATATACCTGACATCTTCGCTCCTTTAGTGTTAATGTGCTATTAGTATAACACAGGTTTTACCACTTGTCAACCAAAAAAAACATGGCGCCGTGGATGGGACTCGAACCCACCTGATACTGATAGACAATCAGTTGCCCTCCCCGAGGACTACCACGGCTTGAATTAGATTGGGCGGGCTGAGCGAGCACCTCGTTTAATGTTCAGCCCTCAGGCCAACACCCTGTAACTAGCTAGTTAGAAAAGAACTAAAGGAACTCCGGACTACTTGCTCTATACCGTCTATAGTGCTAGTGCCTTCGTCATTACTGCCTGCCTTATCCACCGTTGCTCGAAGCCTTCATGCCCTAGATACCAGGTACCCGTCGGTACGCTTCCATCTCTCTAGGCGCCTAGTGGTGTAGGTAACCTTTAATGCTTTTCTAACTGTCTATGTCTTTATTATAGCACCGGTTTAACCATTTGTCAACCCCGGGCTATAATACCCTTTCTTTTTACTAGGACTTTGGTGCTGTAGGACAGCTCTTAAATCCATTCCAGCGCCACTTGCGACAATGTGTACATTCCATATGTGCTCCTTTGTTGCTAAGTCTTTATTATACGATCGGTTAAACCATTTGTCAACCGCTTGCTATAATAACCCTACAGTTTACTCAACCATTGTTTCCATAAACTCCTCGTAAAAGATTCCACTTTCCATTGCGTTGATTAGTGTGTCTCCGTTACATACAACATAACGTCCCCCACAGTTGTCCATTATATATTCTGCATAAGCATCTTCCAGCTCATAGTTGTCCATCTTTGCTTCGAATTCTTTTAGTGTCATTTTCATTTGTTTTCCTTCTTACTATGTCTCTATTATACTGCCGGTTTTACCGTTTGTCAACAGTTTAATTGTAAAGTTGTGTAAAGACGCCACAAAGACCCTACACTTGACAGGGCTTTTGTTTTGTGTTATACTACACGCTTAAACACTAAAGGAGCAGACATGCAAAAAGTTTATATAGTACAAGTACGCGGATGGGGTGATGACGAGGACGCTATGTACAATGTAGCCGCTTTTAGCACACGCGAGCTAGCCGATGCACATATTGTGCAAATACAAACGGACTATGAGGGAGAGGATGTGGATGTGGACGTGGACGTAATAACTGTAGACGCATAGGGAAAAGTCGCCCAGCTCTAGCATGTTTGGCTGGGCACCGTGGGTCACTCCTCACATAGCCCCATGTGCTATGCAGAGTCTGCATCCGCTGACGTCGGCGGACCCTTCACGTGTGTTAGGTTAGATGTTTCACAACATGTTCTCGAGCTAGGCTCATTTACCAACTTATTGGCGTTGCCAAAGATCCCCCGTGTCAGCCGGTGATCCCGGAACTCCATTTCAACTCACGTTACGGTTTACTGGTGGGCCGTGTGTGATTCGAACACACCACCAAAGGATTATGAGTCCTCTGCTCTAACCAAATGAGCTAACGGCCCTTAGTAACTATTATACTGCCTTTATTGGCGCAATCCTAGTCCTGCCAGCAGACTCTGTGCTGAATTCAGCTTGGGAGCGGCCTTGGTCTGCAGTTGCTGTTGTCCCTGGCGAGTAGCACCTAGGAAACTGGTAGGAACACCGCCCTTGGTAGCTCCAAATGGGCTATAGGTCGCGGCTGATCCATAACCTGGACCTGCAGGTGGCTGTGCGGGCTGTGCTGGGGCCCCTACAGCGGGGTTTCTGGACTGCTGTTGCTGTACTGTGTTGGCCACATCAGCTAGGCTCTGTACCTGTACCCCGGGCGGAGTTTCCACTGGTATATATGACCAATCGCCTAACAGTACCGGATTGCCATCTACTCGGCGATTCCATTTGCGCATATAGTTCAAGCTAGCATTCCCACAGATCTTCAGCTGATCGATCAGGTTAGCAAACACTGAATCGATTAGGACAACCGTTTCGGCCCCTTCTAGGATCTTGAGCCAATCAAAGATCGAGTCAGTGATTTCGGTGATCTCGATGCATTGTACTCCCGGCTCGATATTGCTTAAATCGATCTGATACTCTACATCCGAGGCCTTTTGCTGATAGACCATGTAGCGATCACTCTTAACCAACCGATCGTATAGAGCTTGTTCACGAGCAGGATCACGAGTTATACACTCTGATAACTCCCACTTCTTAGCGAAGGCTACCCCAGCTTTGGCATACTTGTACTGATCAAACTTCATCATGGCAAACAAGTCGGGATCAGTGCGCTCGGGTACACTACTCAAGTACTGATAGAGATACAGTATATCGTCCTCGCTGGTAATGCCAACTGATTCAAGTGCTTGTAAGGGAGTGTCTAGGAAGAACAAGCCCTGCGGGTCAGTTTCCACGGCCATCCACGTGATCCAAGGCACTGTGTCCTCAAAATGGCTTACGAATTCCTCACAGATGGGCCAGTATACGGCATAGCCTTCCCGATAGTATTCACGTGCTATGGGCAGGGCGATCACGATATCACCAATGCCACGGCTCTGTATAATGCCAATCTTACCTTTTGATTGGGGCTCTACAGCGGGGTTTATTTGCTCTTGTTCACTCATAATAGTCCTTTATTAACTCAGTAGCGTACATCCATATACGCGACCATACAACTGTTCCCCTATACTGCGAGCCTGTAGGCTGTCCTTGGCCTGTATAGTGATGTGAGTATCTCTGCCATCTATCACTACCCAAAGATCATATGTTTGCATAATATCCGTGACTCCTACTATATAAGTTTGATTGATTTTAGCACCGTTGGGGATTGTCATGACAGTACTTACCTCCCCATCCCCAGGGCGTGTTTATATATTGAACAGGCTCCGCACCCGGAGTCACTTGAGCGCATCCTGATAAAAGTGACACCGAGCATACTATCAGAACCATTACAGCGGGGTATAGAGTTATCTGTTTCATAGCATTTATTATACTGCCGTAGAGTGGTTTTGTCAACCACAGAAACGGTGGATTTGGTGGCCAAAACGGTGCCAATTCTGGCCAAATGGGTGGGGAAAATTGGTAAAAATTTGAAAATATAGGCTAAAAATTTTCTAGGGGTGGTTGGGGTGACAGGCTATGCAAGAAATACTTTTTCTACTCTTCCCATAGTGCTCCCATAGTGCTCCCACAGTTCTTCCCACAATGCCCCCCACACGATCTCCCACAATAACAAAGTAAATTTCTAGCCAATAACAAAGTAAATTTTGCTTTCTGCTCTATTAGGTTGACCTCTACAGCGGGGTATTATATACTATACTTGTTAGTTGTTGGACGCAGGTTTACTGAGCAGTCGCCCTAGGGATCACAGTCGCTTATACAGTATTCATGTAGTCGCAATATAGTCACAATAATTCTCATCCGGCTTCTGCTGGCGTAAATATTACTATGACTAAACAGACTAATAATAAACCCTACGCAACACAGCCAGCATTAACTGAGTCAGTGCCCTATTTCAAGCACTCCGATAAGTATGACTCCTTTGTTTCTAGCACTATACCTGACTCGCATGTTCCTCCTGCTATAGATCATTCTACAGGGCTAGAGCGTCCAGTACAAGATGAATTCCATCCTATCAAGAGTTTCAAATACTCTAATCCTGAACTAGTTGAGCAGGGATTTGACAACTATGAGTTTACCGCAGATTGGAAACCCAAATTTAACTTTACTCAGTTTACACCGCCCAATCCCTTGTATACCACTAGAACTCATAGAGAAGCTACTCAAGCACGTGGACATGTTGTTAAGCCATACTCAGTTGACTGGAGTCTTGCATCAGCTAACTCTAAGTATTCGCCCGGTATTGGCCCACTAGACTATGGCATCAGCTTTACTGACAGTTGGTTTCAATCAGCCGCGGCACGTATAGACTCTGAATTTGATCCTAGCCAGCTGACAACATCACCTAAAGCGTCAGCTATCTACACCATGGCCGAATCACGACTACCTGTGGGATTTTATGCGTCATCCTTTGGTAATCGTACGCCCGATAGTATTGATTATGACAAGCCCATAGCACCCACTCGTGCTCATCATTCACGCGGTATACCTGAAATACCCAATACACCTACTAATAATAGTAAACCCAGCTTGCTGACCATTGATAGAGCAGTTGAAGCCACTACCCATGCACCGCCCGAAGCTCGCAATAGATATACAGTAGGTGCTGGATCAGCGCCTGTTGACTTGGCCTCTCCTGCAACACCTGTACTACACATGCCCGCTTGCACTAGTTGTGGACATCGTGAGCCCTGTGATCACGCTCTGTTGGTAATGGATCGTGTATGGGCGGCCTTAGATGATTTCCTTACACCCGAAGAAATAGCTAGCTTACCTGGGCTCATAGACTCTAGAGGCATAACGCCCGCCAAAATATCCACAGCAGTAGAAGGATTTGTCAATCCCCAAATACGAGTAACAGATGTGGGCTGGATACAGGGCACAGAAGCTAGTGCTTGGTTGTATCGACGCTTGTGGGAAGCAGTAGCTATAGCTAACAACAACATGTTCCATTATGATATACAGCATCTTGAACCCCTGCAGTACAGCATCTATACTGAAGATCGGGGTGGGCACTATACTCCGCACTATGATTGGGGAGCAGGAGATGCGGGCATGCGCAAGCTCAGCTTTACTATACAACTTAGTGATCCTAGTGAATATGAAGGTGGAGATCTAGTGCTATATAGTGGAGAACCTGAGCCCATCTCAGCACCCAAAACTCGGGGATCTATTACTGTGTTTCCTAGTTGGATGTTGCATGCAGTTACTCCCGTGACTCGTGGTGTGCGCAAGAGTCTAGTGGGTTGGTTCCAAGGACCCGTGCATTTTTAAGGGTTTTTAATAGCAGTCGGTCTTTTCAGCGACTCTGCTCGCTGAAGAGACAGAAGGGCCTGACTATATCCTAGTGTATAGCAGGTCTTTTTTTTGGTTCCTGCTTCTCTATCGAGCAAAAAATTTGCTAACCGACGCTTCGCGTAAGATCGTTGGAATATACACATGGTAAAACCTATTCTTTAAAACCCAGTCTTTGACGCCTGCTTTCAGCTAGGGTATCAACTCTACGCCAAAACGTCAACATACTCATGTCCATCTTCATGCAGTTTACCCACCAAGTGACCAGCCAAAGATTATCAGGTGTATAGCCTAGGTTGCTGTTCTTTCTATCAGGACTGCACTTGTTTTGATTTTTTTGCTTTTGTCCAATGGTTAAAGTCATATTATCGCAAGATATAGCACAAAGACCTTTTTGACGTTCAAACTGCTCAATCAAAAAGTCTATCAAGACTTCTTTGCCTGTAGGTCCTTGCCATCCTGGGTATAATGCTATATTTTCCACTTGACATCGACGTTGTATATTCGATGCCATTTTGTTCCAAAAAATATGCGGAGTTGCGTTGACCTTTTGTTGTTGCACTCTATAGGTATCAGTCCATCTGTTTCTCAAGACTTGTAGTAGTTTTTGATGTAGTTTTAGATCTTGGCTTCTGATATTGGCTAGTTCTAGTGCTGGACCCTGTATACCTCTATGACCACAGTATTTCAACATGGGTTGTACACGTTTGTAACTGTGCAGTAGACGTTCGTAAAGCTGATAGTCGTCTTTGCTGAAACTTTCTATTAAATTGATGTATTTGTTGATCAGCTCACAGTCATAGAACCTAATTTCGCGTGGCTGAGATCTAAACAGTTTGGTTCTTTCCAAATAGGTTAATTGTTTTCTTCCTTTTACTGCTGTCATTGCTCAATTCCTTTTTATACTTAACTGCTATTATAACACAAATCGAAATAAAAACAACAGTAAATACCTGTATGGTAAAACCAACTCACTATATCATAGAGTATACACTATGGCCTGATGCGCCTTCAGAAGATATCTGGGCCGAAGTACAGGCCGAAGGAGGCTATATCAAGTTCAATGCTTTTGGTGATGTTACAGTGGTCTTAGACAGCCGTTGGCCTTACAACACCATGTTTGCACTGCGTTGGATGGATTGGGTAGGGCGGGTCAAGCGAGAAGCTTGGGTTGACTAAAAGTTCTAGTTATTCAGTAGAGTAAGTCTAACTAGATCAAACTGTTCGGTCCAATTCCACTGTATGAATTTTCTGGGTAAGATGCTGGCCTTGACTACATCATGCCACTCTTGCACATTTAACAAATAGCTGTCTTTAGGCTGTGCTATGAATTCAGCTACCTGCTGTATCAATTCGGGGTCAATATTGTGTTCAGTGGGCTCTTCGGGCAGTTGGCCCGTGTATCGATAAAAACGTGTGGGATCCCCCGCACAGTCAATATAATAGTTTAGGGTAGTGCCTGTGTTTATGTCTTGATGTATGCCCTGATAGCCCGTGCCCGTGGTTTCGCATAGATATATGCTAGCTGGTTTGGGCCCTTGAAAACGGAATCTAGTCCAAAATTCTGGATAGTCTTTGATTCGATAGTAGCGTAGATAAACCGGATCCTTGCCCAGTTCTATTGCCATTTCGCCCTTGCGCTGTTCCCACTCAAATCCTCTGAGATTTAACCAGCCCGGTGATAGCTTTTTAAAATAGGGCAACATTTCATTGACTAAAAGTTCTAGTGGAGTTTTGAAAGTACTGTAGTGTCTTGCGCTGTCCCTCAACTACGGGCTTGACTTGATGCACTAGGAAGCTGGGAAATATTATCAGTGTGTTTGACGTATTGGCTAGAGTTTCTGTAGCTGAATGGGGTTCTTGAATACTGGTACTAAGCTCAAATTCACCACCCTGTTTAGCGGCTTCTAGAACCAAATTGTAGGTCAAATAGGGAGTACGATCTCTGTGCCATTGATAGTAGTCGCCCTGATCGTAAACTGAATACATCATGCTACCTTCATCCACTAGCCTGTGTGCTAGAAACAGGTAGTCATCCATATCTATTAGGGCCTGCTTGATGGCCTGTGACCAACAGCGATCTCTAAACTCTAGCCCTAGATCATTTGGCGGAGTTAGCCAAGCATTTTTGTTTTTCTTGATAGAATTAACTCTGCTTTGGCCCTGTGGGTCAGTGACGTCACCTGCTTGGCAAGTCATGCGATCTAGCGTTGCTAACCAACGATCCAGAGTGGGCTGGTCTAGGAAGTCATTGATTTCGATATAGCGTATGGGCTCTCGTCGAATATTGATGATCATGGTTGCATGATATCTGGTTTCTTGACATTGACTGCGTTGTTGATACGACTTTCCAGCATGACGATCTGCTGTTCAATGCGACCCTGGGCCTGTTTGATCAAATCGATCTTGTGGTCGTCGGGTGCTAGCTCGCTTGATTCACGAGCCAATTCTTTGCCCAGCTTTTCATGCTTGTTTTTTAACAACAACACGTGATGCTTGAGTTTTTGTAGTCCTGATGCCATAGTAGGCTCCTTTAAAATGCTGAGTTGTTGCCGCGCTCAGCTAGTAGCCATGGATCATTCCATGTGTCTACGTTGTCGATCTTTTGTACAGCATAGGGTTTGTTGCAGGCCTGTGCTACTGCGATACCCCAACCTGGAGTACCAATGACCTGTTGTGCGCCCGAAACCCATGTGGCCAGGGTCCATACGTCTTTGGTAATGACCTTGGAGCACTTGATGCCTGTGGTTTTGGTAAAGCTGTCGAATTCTGATTGGGTACCCACGAATGTTGATACTTGCCCTATGTTTTGCTGTGCCCATAGCGCATACTGAGGATTGGAATTCCAGTTGCCGCCACACAATACTATGGCCTTGCCCTGTGGGCGCCCCACGTTAGCAGGAATGTCTAGCCAGCTTTTAAAGCGAGCCTGTTGCCATTGGGTCCAATGTATCTTTAGAACTTTACCAAAGCGGTCCATAGGGTGCATGTTAAACACATTGTCCTTGTCCACAGTATAGTCAACCTTGTCCAGGTCGTAGGTAACGATCTCGCCCGCCCAGGGCTCGACGCTTTTGATCCATTTTTGATTCTGGGTCAGCTTCTGGATGATCTCTAGGTCTTCTTGGTTTAGACGTCCTCGCCATTCTGGTTTGGCCGCTACTCCTGCATAGTAGATGCTTTTGGCATTGAGCAAGCCCATACCAATCCTAACGTGGCCCCCGCCCATGGCTCTAACATAAGCCAGACTTTGGATTACTTCCAAAGGGGTGCCCGATATTTTAAATGTGTTGACATCCGAATAGGTGTCGTTGAAGAAGGGGTTGTTTTCGTGTTTGTATTGTTCCATATAGGTATTTACGGCTCCGTCAATTTGTGTTATACTAGTCTTGAGTATAACATAACTATACAAAAGGAGTCAATAGACAACATGTACTTAAAACCAGGACCAAACTACAAAATGAGCAGACAGAACAAATGTTTCCTAGCATCTATTACAGATAAAGAAATGCGTGGACATGTCAAGCGAATGACCATACAAGCAGATCTACACTCACTCATAGTACCAAAGAAAGAGCGTAAGCCTCGCGGTAATACTCCAGATGTTCAAAACGATAGCGAAAACAGTTAAAACCCGCTATAATAGTAAAAATAGGTCATTTTTGGCCTATTCTTACCTTAGTATTAGAATATTGCATTAACTAAACTTACCCTTAAAAGGATTTGACACACAGACAGCAGTAAACAACCAAAGGAGGACAGATATATGTCTATAACACGCTCAGTCGTAATGGCGTTAGTAGCAGTATCGGCCCTGACCGTAATGGCACCCGGTCATGCCGAGGCCCCGACACAAGAGGGTCAATTCACAGTAGCATACAACTTTGTTGATGAAGCAAAGGATAAGCTACACTCAACAGTGGACACTCTAGTGAGTCCCATTGTTAATCCAAAAGAACTAGCCTGTCTAGCAAGGAATATATTCTATGAAGCAGGTAGCGAGCCCAAAGAGGGCAAGATAGCCGTAGGCCTAGTTACTCTAAATCGAGCTCAAGATGGAAGATTCTCACCTACTATATGTGGTGTAGTAAATCAGAAGTTAGTCGTCGATGTTCCCAAGACACAAACCGTGACCCGAGATGTAAAGGTAGGTTGGTTTGGAAAAACTGAACAGAAAACCGAACGCATGACTGTTTGGAACAAACTGGCAGTATGTCAATTCTCATGGAACTGCATGACAGTCAGCAAACCCAAGAGCTCGGATGAACGTTGGATCGAAAGTCAAGAAGTGGCTATGAATCTATTAGCTAACGAAGACTCGTATTCCGATATGCGTGACAAGTATTCGGATGCACTTTACTTTCATGCAACACGAATTCACCCTTCATGGGCTGGTCAGAAGCACAGGCTAGGCCGTATAGGTGGACATTTCTTTTACGGTGAAAGGGACGGAGCACGTACAGCCCAGGCAAACTAAATAACTGTATGCGCATCACCGAACTATTAACTGAAAAGAAACTCAAAGCCCCCACTCGTAGCCAATGCTCGGTGGGGCATTCACGATTATCCAATGTGCGTTATGCACAATGCGTTAGCAGGGGCTATGTTGCCCATGACTCCGATCACACAGACGGATCGGGTACACAGGGTAAGAAAGGTTCTGGAAAGCCCTTACGTGGCAAGAAAGTTAAAACAGCGCCAAATGGTCCTGTTAAAAACTATGGTGGAGATCACAGCTAATGTCAGACACAACTTCATCTACGTTTTCATGGACTGCCGTAGCAATCAATACAGCTACTAACACTTATTCCACTTCTAGCATCTTTATTCAATTTGCATTAAGTCATCCCTGCATGCAAGCATTGACACTAAACGGATCTCCCGTTTCAGGACAACAGATTATTGGAGTAATTAATAACACATCTAATCAAGACTTTTTTGATGTGCTGAAAATGGGCTCTACTAGACAAATGAAATTAGCTGATTGGTTAACTACTAGCCTTGTTGCCCAAGGGTACGATGCTAGCCAAGATATTTTTCTAGATCCAGGGTACGAAAATATCTATAGTGACTTTGTTGCACAAGATTGGATTAACAATAGTGCCAAATCTGTAGAATGGTTAGAGAACCAAGTAAACAGTTGTAACAGTAATACTGCGCAATTAACTACACTATTTGAAAATATCTTTATTCGACCGCTATTAACAGAATATAATATTCAAGCAAGGAACATATATTATCTAGTTCCACAAGGCGGAGATCAAACGATATATACTAAGGTAATCACACTAGGAGCATAATATGGGAACAGGTTCAGGAACGGGAACTACAGGCGGTCCAAATTGGCAAGCAGGTACTCCGAGCCCTAACACAGGCGCTTTTTATTCGGGAAACAGAATTAATGCCTCGGACATTAACAGTATTTGCAATGCTATTAATCAGTTTGCGAGCCATTATCATAGCTGGACTGATATCGAGCAAGAAGCTACATTTGGTAGTAATGGTGATAGGAACACTTATAGTGTTGCAAACAACACTAATGGCCCCGCACAGTCAATAAGTATAGGAACTGCTAGCTCAGGGCAACAAATTTCTGCGGCCGGAGTAAATGCCGCAATCAGTGTATTAAACACTATTGCTGGTCATACACACTACGAAAACGATAATACAACTAGATAATCACTATTAGTGATTTAAAAAAATATCAGCTTTAAATACAGCTGATATGAAACTTCCCAGCACACGATTTGTTATCACAGGCATGGGCCTAGTAAATTCACTAGGTTCTGGTGTTGATAATACCTTTACCAAATTGTTCAACAGTAAACAGCCCACCCCCAAGGTCGATAGTTGGGATACTCGTACAGATCCTGCCATGCTAGTCCATAGAGCCTTTGAGCTTCCCGATCTAGACCAATTAGAACAAACAGTTTATACAGAACACGAGTCACGCAATTGGCCCTTATTGACCAAGGCCGCAATGTTGGCCGTAGACGAAGCAGTTAGACAAAGTGGATTTACTACTACCAATGTAGCTACATTAATATCTAGTATCAGTGGCGGCAACGATGCTAGAAACATAGTCGAAATAGCTTACAATTCTGGCAAAACTAAAGCCAACCCATTTCAAACATTAGGCATTAGCTATGACTTTACTACGGGTGCAGTTGCGGCCAAATACGGGTGGCATGGTCCTAGCACAGTAATGGTTAGTGCATGTGCTACGGGAATCTACACTTTAGATTATGGCATTAAATGCTTAGCCGCAGGGGATTGTGACATAGCAGTTGTTGGTGGTACTGATGCTATGGTTGAAAAATACGATATGTACTTCTTCCAAGTTTTACGTGCATTGAGCAAGCGCGATGAAGATTATATTAGCCAACCCTTTAGCGATACACGTGATGGATTTATTTTAGGAGAAGGTGCAGGAGTTGTTGTGGTAGAAACTTTAGAACATGCACAGGCTAGAGGTGCTACTATTCTTGCTGAAATATGTGGCATAGGATTTTATACAGAAACCGCACATCCTACAAGTCCAACTGAAGATGGTATGGGAGCAACCAGTGCCACAGTTCAGGCATTAACTAGAAGTGGAGTTATTGAAGATGACATTGCATTTGTGTCGGCTCATGCAACATCTACACCTGCCGGAGATGTAATAGAATACGATGCTATGAACAAATTATTTCCCAATGCATATATTACTAGCAATAAAGGCCATATAGGTCATACAATGAGTGCTAGTGGTCTTATAGAACTTATATATGGAATTAAAAGTTTAGAAACTAAACAAGTGCCACCCGTGGCTAATTTTACCAGTTGTGAATTCGAAAAAGACATTACAATCGTAAAGTCTACTAAAACAATAACTAAATCTCATTTTGTTAAAAACTCCTACGGTTTTGGTGGTAAATGTTCGTCTGTTGTTGTCGGTATACCAGCATTTTAAAATCATTAAAGTAGCACTTATAAATACCGCTAATAATAAGGGGTTAAACAATGTTTTCACGTGAAAGACCTTCTAGACATAGAACGGGCAACTTAGAAAAAATAGAATATACATGGACAAAATCTTCACGTGATCTAGCCGTGTTAGTTGCTGTATGTTTAAAATATGATGAACATCAACATGTTGTAGGAACTTATAGTGCCTATAAACAAGCTGAAAAACTGCATTGTGACCCGGAACAGTTTGCCAAGGAAAATAATTGGTACGGTGATTTAGAATACGAAATAGCTGAACAAATTGATAATAATCCATTTGGACACTTTGATTTAGAAACCTACATTTCAATACACAACACTAGCATTAGGACACGAGCATAATGAGTAGACAGTTTATGCGTAATATTATCGAACGTACTGCCGTACGTGTCGATCCCCAGCAGGTGTTAGAAGAATGGAACGCTATCAAACATAACATGAGTAGAATGGGCATGCTGAATGCTTGTTTACCAAAAGAGGGAGTCGATCGCCTTAAGTATTTTTATATCGAAAACCCAAATGTTGTGCCTGAGATACAAGGAACTGTATTTGAAAAGTTTATTAGGTCTTTACCAATTAAAGTCAGTCGAGGAACATTTCTAAATCTAATTCCTAATCAGTGCCTTCGTTGGCATAGGGATCCTGATAACAAATATCATTTACACATTAATGATAATCCCGGTTGTTTCTTTTTTGATTTTGAAGAAACAGAAGTTTTTCCAACACGGGCTGACGGGTATGGTTATAGATATAACACAGCGGGTCGTTTTCATTCTGCTTTTAATTCTAGTTGTTTTGATAGAACGCACTTGGCTATCGCTGAATATCATTGTATAGACAGCAATCCAAACAAATTGTGGAGTCGAGATATTAGTATTGAGATTCCAAAAACAATTAAGTATCCGCCCAAGATTAGTCCAGGTGATAGCATCGAACAAGCATTTATGGTCAAGTGGGTTTCTAAAGTAGAACACAGCGGTTTCATGTTCAGCGGCTCAGCATCTGATGTTGACACAGAAGAGTCAACTACTAGAACATACACTTTAGAATTTATCGATGCGGATTATTGTAATCAAGTAACAGATGGAGAACTTGATATGATCAAATTATCTTTGTCTGCATTAGGAATAACAATGACCTATGGAGATGTAATTGATAGGCTATGTTGAATTTCCTATTAAAGTAACTCAAGAAGAAATAACTGCATTTTGTGCGATGGGAAACGATAGAAACCCACAGCATCGAGCAGATTCTGATAGAGTAGTAGTGCCTGGTTTATTAACCGCGGCCAAGGCATTGGGTGAAACAGATATTAATTATTTTACTGTTTGGTTAATTGAACAACAGTTTCGTTTTAAAAAATCTATATACTTAGACGAACCAATAACAGTAAGGCATACATTAATGAAAGAACGTAATACCAACAAAGGTATAATACAATATATTAATATCGATGTTAAAGTACATGAAGATATTAGATTTACAGGTAGTATGAAGATATTAAAGGTATCAATAAAATGAAAAAAACAGTAATAGTGCAACAGTTGCCTCATTATCCAACTCCTTGGGGAGATATACAAAATGCGTGGAATGTAGGGGGATTTTACAAGGGATTAGGTATATGGGAAGCAAGGGATTATTATCAAAGATTATCTTGTTTTTCAAAGAATAATTTTAATATCACTATAGGTAGAAATAAAACTAAAGAATCTACGCTAACGTTGTATCACTTCTTTAAACAACATCTGCCTAATAGAGAAAGACTTTCGATTGACATAGATATGCAGACTGCATTTGATTACTTAGATGAAGATCCTGCTAGCAGAAGTGTTGCCTTTGCTACAGTATTTGATGAAAATACTAATGTTGATAATCAATATATTACTAACAACAGTAGATGGATTACTCGATTGCTCGATAGTGAAAATAGGTTAGCACAAAATGAAGAGACAATAGAAGGTCATTTGAAATCAGAATTTGTCTACTTACCCGATCGTTCTTTGGTCAAATCGGGCTCTAGCAAAGTTTTAAGTATTGTATGGTTTTTCTTATATAGAACAGGAGAACTGCCTATCTATTATCTAGTGCCTAATCCAGACTTAACAGCTATTTCTCCGTATTTTGATACAGAGGAAGATGAAGAAGTTAGGTTTTGGACTACGGAGGCACATTTTGGGTCTATAGGAGACATAATCTTTAGACCCTCAATGAGCAAGAATATTGCCTATTTAGGTAATTCTAAAATTGTTGCGGGTGATAAGTTTTGGTTAAAACCATTCGGAAACAGCATTTTTCAGTGGCGCTATCAAGAAGAAGTTCCAAAAGTAAACATTAAAGTAATATCTAACCTAAATTGGACTAGAGATCCGGACAGTAATAAGGTATATTTTGAGTTTAAAGATGGACAAGAACAAGGGTATATACACATTAGATGGAATGAAAATACTGTTATGGGTCTTTCACAGACAGCTAGAAGTCTAGGTGGACTAGAAAACAAATGCGTAGTCACTTTAGATGTTTATCGAAATAGCAGTTATAAATACACTGGAGATTAATTATGGCTGATACAACTTCAACAAATACCGCAACAGTAGATGCACAGATCGTAACCGACGGAAACGTGGACGCTAACTATACTTCCGCACCTAATCAAGGCGTAAGCGTACCTGGAACTGTGGGGTCTGGACAACGTATTTCGGCTTCAACATTTGCCGCAATGGCAAACGTTCTTAATAATCTTGTAAATCATACTCACACTTATTATGATGATTTTACTACTGTTTGCGATTGTCAATGTCAATGTGATTGCACTCGTGGTACATTGTAATGGCAGAACATCCAATTGCCTGGATCAAAACTGAAGCACAAAAGAAAAGATTCCTAGATCATAAATCTAGTGTTAGTGTTTCAGAAGACGGATCCTTTGCATATCATAGCTCAAATATTATAACCCCTAAAGGGTTAGAAAAAACCAACAGACTTGTAAGCGTACTACCTAAGCCGACTGAACAAATATTAAGTTTTAAAGATAGTAAATTTTTGTTTCAAGATTTGAAGCAGATGAATTTAATATTAACCAATGCTTGTAATCTAAGTTGTACGTACTGTTACGAACAGCATAACAAAGACTTTGGTAGATTTACAAATGAAAGTCTACTAACGGCATTTAGATTCCTTAGAGACAGCAACCAAAGACAACGTAAAGTGTTTCAGTTCTTTGGCGGTGAGCCTTTGATACACAAAGAGCTAATACTTCAATTCTTAAAGACCAATGAACAAGAAATATCTCTAACCTGTACAGGAGAAACAAATACAGTAATTGGTCTGGTAACAAACGGTATTTTGTTAACAGATGAATTTATAAATGAATATTTTTCATACGACTTTACAGGAGTATTAATCAGTCTTGATACAAATCGCTCTGAAGTTGACCATAGAGAAATCGGGCAGAAGGATATCGATAAAGTAATGGACTGCATAAGTCGTATGCCCGCAGATGTTAAAGCCGCAAAACATGTTACAATGAGGATTACTCTTGCTAGAGAAAATGCTCCTTATTTTAGAGACTTTGTTGACAATTTATATTCTAGAGGTATACGCAGAATAGTCGTTCATCCATTAGTATTAGATAGTGCTAGAGGATTCGTTCAATGGCGAGAAGAAGAATGGCAAAAACTGCACGATGATATAGTAGCAGTACTAGAAGAACACGAAGATATGACCATACACTTTTCAGAAGGGGTAGGACAGAAGGGCGAAGAAAACTGCATGATTGGTGCAGACATGATTGCTATTGATGGATCAGGTGACTTTAGCGGATGCTATTTCTTTACTAATCAAAAGGCAGGCCCTACAGGCGAAACAATATTAGGTAACCTTTGGCAAGACAAAATCTATATTGATAGATATAGAAACTTCCAAAAAGAATATGCTAAGATGTTTGAGGAAGAAGAACAATGTCAAACTTGTGATTACAAAAATGCCTGCTATCAATGTCCTGCTGGCAATTTGGACACAGGAACAAAAATGTTTCGTCCGGACGACATGTGTCAAAAAATTGTTAAGTTGTTTGTTGATCTGCAAGAAGACGTTGCTAAAAAACAGTTTAAATTGAAGTTTGAAAAGATTGTTTCTGCACAACAAACAATGGGCGAACATCCTGCATTTGTTAGAGGATTAAGTTATTTGTTATTTTATTATTTTTATAATTACCATCCTTCTTTAGATAAAGTGCATAACGGAATAGATGAAATTGATGATTATAGAAAACTATTATCACTGTGGCGTAAAATAATGAATCTAGAAATAAATCTTACCCAAGGTGCTAATAATTTTGTTAAAGAAATTGTAAGTTTAGTTGATGACAGTATTATGGAAATTAGTGATTTCTATTACTTTATTTTAGATAAAGGAAGCATAGCACCAACAGATAACAAAATGGATAGTCAAACACTAGATCCTGCTCAACGAGCATTTTTCTTAGGATTGTTGCATTTAATAATATTACAGTCTGAAACTAAAGCTCTTACAGAAACATTTAATCACAGGTTGATTAAAAATGTCAAGAATAAATCTAGTAAATCCTAATCCCTTAGATAAAATACGCATAGTTACAATATACCTAGGTAATAAATGTAACTTTGATTGTGTTTATTGCGATAGAGATTATATCGAGGACCTTGGTGGACAATCAGTAGGGCCTCGGCAAGTTGACAAACTAAAGAATTTCTTTCTTTGGGCAGAAAAACAAACAAATAGTATAACTAGAATCTCCTTTCATGGAGGTGAACCTCTGCTGTTTATTAAGCGGATGTATGAGATAATGGAATGGCTAGAACCTATTGCACGTAGGAATAACTGGCTAGTTAGCATGACTACAAATGGATCTTTGGTAGTGGAAAACAAAGAGTTCTTTGAAAAATATAAAGGTATACTGGCCGCAACAGTTAGTTATGATTTCATGTTCCAAGAGCAAAACAGAGAATCATTTGATGTTGAAGCTATGGCCAAGGTGCTAAATGAAAATTGCGAACAATGGAAATGGCAATGGGTTTTACCAATAGATGATCGTAGAAGTTTTAGTTTTAATAATATTGCTAATTTTGTCAATACCTGTTATACTACTAGATGTACTAGTGTAAACATAATTCCGCTAAGACATAAACGAGGAAAACAGAAATTCGATGTGATAGTTGACAACATTGATTTAAAACAGTTCTTTGAAGCATTTTTAGAGTTCTTACAAATACTCTATATTAAAAAAATTAATGTGTTCATAGATGGAAATTATCAGTTTATAGACAAGGCCTATTTTGCAGAACATAGTAAATTAATATTAGGGCCAGACGGTTATATCTATCCAGAATTTGAATGGTTAGAATATCGCAGAGACGAAGCTAGAACAGGACAGTGGGACACAGATACTCCTGTGGTTTGGAAAGACATAGGCGACGATGATAAGATATTGCCTTCATGCGTAACTTGTCCTAGTCGTGCTAGTTGTGGATTGAAGTATATGTATAAAATGTTTAACGAGGAACCTAAAGGCAATTGCAAGTATTTTTATCAGATAATGAACTTTGCAATCATGCATACGGATAAACTTAAACAACAAAAGAATTTAGTCGACTGGGTAGGTATTACAGAAGGATTTGAAATTAAACAATGATAGATGGGAATTTTGAAACAGCAATAGATCTCAATGAGTATTGGCTATCTCAGGATTCTCTATGTTCAATTAATTATGATATCTATTTTAGTTTGGGAACTAGATATTATTGTGATGCAGGTTGTAAAATCTGTTACATAGATAAAAATTTTAAACATCTTAAAAACAACCTACCTAGTTATTTTCCAGAAATAACCAGCAAAGCTGAACATTTTTGGCAAGATGCTTTTAGCAATTTTCTAGTTGTTAGCACAGCCGACGACATGATGTTCCTTAAACTAAACTATCCAAAACAATTTGCTTGGTATCAAGCACATGCTCACAATATGGAATATAGTTTTACAGACAATGCTATCTTTAGATCAGCTAGAATGATTAAAGATATAAAGTTTAAAAACATAGCCAGTATTAGTATTAGTTCTAAGTTTGCAGAAAGTGTTAATCAAAATAAATTGTTTGATGCACTATCTAAACTAAACGATGCAAGTCCTATTAGAAAAATCAAATTTGTTGATTGTGGAGATATAGAATCTCTAAAACCCGTTATTGAGTATGCTAATAAAAATGGCATGCGCAATATGGTACATCATGATTTTAGTGCCGAAAGACGAATACTAGAACATCAATGGGCAGAAGAACAAAACACATGGGTTGATAGCACAGATGACGGATTAATTCAAATACAGCGGGAAGCCCCGCATTTGTTTTATGATAGATTCTATTTTTCTAGCGATGATGCTAGCGATATAAGTGAAGAGCCTTGGTGGATCGTAGACGATTTATCACAGCCATTTAATAAAGATCTGTTGCTAATAAAGTTGATAGAAGGCAAACAGCGCCGTTATTTAAATTGGATTGAAAAAACAAATAATCCAAAGTTTCGAGAATATTTCAAATTAACTGATACATATAAAGTAAACTATGACTATAACTTTATTCCGGGAATAATGTTAAAACCATACACTAGATACTGTAACAGTCTTATAGAAAGCGGTTGGATTAAATGCAAATTTGGTCTGATCAAACCGGATCAAGTCAACGCAATTCCAATAATAGAGAAAAAATGAGTATAAGCAAATTTAAACTAAAACAAAGCGGCAGAGTTGTTTACTATGATGTAGACAATAACACTCTCATAAACGATGCAGGAGAAACTGTAAGCCTTCCTGCCGAAAAACCGTTAGAGTTTTATGAAGAAGCCAAAAAGACACACGGGACTAGAAAGAAACATAATAAACCTGTTGCGTTGCGTATTTTATTTGGACATGCCTGTAACTATTCTTGCGATTATTGCATGCAGAAAGATATTGGAAACCCCGACGAACGCAGTAAGAATACTGCGTTAGATAAGTTCATAGAGTCTATAGATACATATTTGGATTTAGAAAACTTAGAAAGAATAGAACTATGGGGTGGCGAACCATTTTTGTACTGGAACGACATACAACCAGTAATGAAACATTTAGATGGTCCTAAAAGACATTTCTTTATCAGCACTAATGGAAGCCCACTAAGACAAAAACATGTAGACTTTTTCCAAAGCCTATCTGCTGTAGTAAACATAGGTATTAGTCATGACGGACCTGGACAGTTTATTCGAGGTGATGATATATTTGATAAAGAATCTGTTGCTGGTGCAATTAAAGCCATCGATGCACTATATCCTAAAGTACAGTATAGTTTTAATTGTGTGATCAGTAAACAAAATTATGATCTGTTTGCAATAAACAATTGGTTTAAAGTTGTTAGTGATCGCTTAGAATTAAAATTTCCTAGTTTAAGTTTTACATTAGGACGGACGTATGATGAAACAGATAGTCAAAACAGCACCAATCACGTAATGACCGGTGACGATACTTTAGAATTTAAGAAGATCATCAATAGATACTTAGATGCTCGCATAGAGCAATTACACAAACTAGGCAAAGGCAAAAACTTTCCTCTAATGGAGTCTAATCTTTTTGATAGTAGGACTGGAGCCGTACAATACGGATTAAGTATGAGGAATCAAATACCGGTTACTATGACTACCAACTGCGGAGCCGATGCGGGCGACGTGCTCAGTATAGATGTACAAGGAAACGTGAGACTTTGTCCTCATACAAATGAAAAGTATATTGCAGGAACTATTAATAATCTCAAAGGCATACGTATCGTACAGTTGGATCTAAATAGAAAAAAAACTCATTGTGCAGATTGTAACGTAAGAAGATTGTGCAAATCTAGTTGTCCTATTGAATTTCCAGACGAGGTTTTTTTAAAAAACTGTAGAAATGAAAAAGTCTATTACGGTGCTGTTCAAAATGCCGCACTGAAACTGTTGTTTGGCGAAGACGTTGAATTAGTAGAAACAGGGATACAAGATGCTAAAGATATCCAAAGTCAACCAGCATAAACACCTATTAGAAAACCATTCTCTATTGGTTACTAATACCATACAGTCTATCGACGACCTTAAAATCTTTATGGAGCATCATGTGTTTGCCGTTTGGGATTTTATGAGCTTGGCTAAGGCACTACAGCATCGTATATGTCCTAGCGGAGATCTGTGGTTACCTTCAGCAAGACAACGTAAACTAGGCAGGTTGATTAACGAAATAATATTATCAGAAGAAAGCGATATAGATCCTTTTCGTAATTCTCACATTAGTCACTTTGACCTATACTGCCAAACAATGGCAGAAATTGGCGCTGATACTAGACCCATAATGAAATTTTTAGAATCTGTTGAAAAAGAAGGAATAGATTTTGCTTTGATAGATTCTTTTATTCCGGACCCTAGTCAAGAATTTATGAGGACTACTTTTGATATCATACAAAGAGGAAAGGTACACGAAATAGCGGCGGCCTTTACTTACGGTAGAGAAACAGTAATACCTGCTATGTTTCAAAGATTAATTGCTCAGTTAGATCTTAATTCTATAGAAGCTAGTCGATTTGCATTTTATCTAGAAAGACACATTGAAGTAGATGGAGATAGTCACGGGCCAGCTTCTATCAACTTAGTAGAAGAACTATGCGAGAATCATCCTTTAAAAATAATTGAAGCAGAACATACCGCAATTACAGCTATAAAATCTAGAATAGCTTTTTGGGATAAGGTTGAAGAAAAAATATTAACAAGAGACTGATATGTATAATGAACTGACAGAACATGGATTTGTTGTTATCCCAGATTTTTTTAATACACATGATTTGATCTTTTTGATCAAAGAATACATGAAAAGCAAGTCTACCCTTACTTTAAGTCCAGATACGGTAGTATTTCACGATGTTCCAGAATTTGTAGTCAAACAACTTGAGCCAAAGTTAAGAGATATTATCAAGCAATCTCCTGTTTATACAGATACGATTGTTCCGGGCGGGTTGTTTTCAGATACTACTATGATGAACTTAGATTGGCATCAGGATCACGGAACTTATCTATTCTTTAAGAATCATAATAGTGTATTAAAATTTTATATCCCTATTGTCAAACCCGACGTTGAAAAATCTGGACTGAGTGTTTTAAGTTATAAGACCTTGGCTGAATATGATTCTGCTGGCGCCGAAAGACTTAAAGGTAAAGGAGCTACACGTTTCTTTCCAGAGGGAAATCGTACAAAAGTAATAGAAGATGATATCAATCAAGAATGGTATCTAAATGTCAATATTGAAGATATTAAAATCTCTCCTAAAATCAAAGCAGGAGATCTATTGTTATGCAGGGGCGATATAATACATCGAACACAAGATGTCGATACGCACAGAGTAGCAATAGCATTACATTCACTAGATGGTAATATTAAAATCTCTATAGAAAACTTTATCCCGGACACTGAGGCCAAAGAAGAAATCTATAAAATCAATAAAGAGCTAATTGATGGATTCAAAAATAGATTTACTAAGATTGGTAAAAACGAAATGAATTTGTACGAGTGGTACACGTTCGATAGTTAGACTCTAAAACTTTCTCCGCAACCACACTTGTCACGTTCATTGGGGTTTTGGAATTCAAAACCCTCGTTGAGTCCGTTGCGAACCCAATCTACAACCATTCCGTCCATATAAGCTAGGCTCTTGTGGTCAACTAACACACAAAACTCGTTATGGGCAAAGTTGGTAACACCTGTTTCCGGAGTGTACTCGTCTACATATTCTAACACATAAGCTAGTCCAGAGCAACCGGTTGTTTTAACTCCTAAACGGATACCTGCCCCCTTACCACGTTGTGATAATAGCGATAAAACTTTCTTTTGGGCTTGCTCTGTTAGTGTAATCATGCTATTATTTAATATAAATACTGATGCAAGTCAACTATTTGAGTTGTTCAAACGTTATATTAGTACGAAGGAGTACTTATTATGAAAAAACTATTGTTACCAATTATTTTATCTGCAGGGTTAAGCATGTGCATGACATCATATGCTGAAGGTTGGCACCACGGTGGCGGACACTATGTTTATCGTCCAAATTATGGGTGGGTAGTGCCTACTGTAATCGGAGGTGTAATTGGATACGAGATAGCTCGTCCGGTCCAGCCAAACGTTGTTTACGTACAACCACAGCCTGTTTATCCTCCCCCAGCCGCTCCGGTGATGCCACAGCCTGCGGGCTATCATTGGGAAGCTATCCTTGATGCTAGTTGTAATTGTTACAAAACTGTACTAGTACCAAACTAATATGGCTTATTCAGACAAGGTAATTGATCATTACGAAAACCCACGCAACGTGGGTTCATTCCCTAAAGACGAAGAGGGAGTTGGCACAGGAATGGTAGGAGCACCTGCTTGTGGCGATGTAATGAAATTACAGATCAAAGTAAACAAAGAAGGAATTATAGAAGATGCACGATTCAAGACTTATGGATGCGGATCAGCAATTGCCTCCAGCTCATTGGTTACTGAATGGATCAAAGGAATGCACATCGACCAAGCGGGACTTCTTAAAAACAGTGACATCGCCGAAGAGCTGGCTCTTCCACCTGTTAAAATCCACTGCTCAATCCTCGCAGAGGACGCAATCAAAGCCGCAGTAGCAGATTATAAAAACAAAAATAATTGAAAAAAACCCTTTTCCCTACAGATATTTGGATCGACGATTGGGCTGACATAGAAACTGTTATAGTAGAAATGTCTTACCAATTGATGAAAGTTAATTTAGATCCGATGGCTTTGACTTCTAATGAAAGTCAAATATTTTTAAGAAGAATATTATCTTCTGCTAGAGAATATGCTATATCAGTTGGATACACAGATGGTTATATAGTGTTTAATAGAGCGTGGGCAAGAGTTATATCCGAGCCTACTCATTTTATACCTAATCATTGTCATCCAGGAGCATGGATGGTCGGAACATTCTACGTAACTGAAGGTGGGGGCGATATATGTTTTATAGATCCAAGGGGTTCCCAAGATTTTTATAGAGGTACAGTAACGGATTACAGAGGAGAAGTGCATGGAAATTGCACGGATTTTTATTACACTCCTCAAAAAATGCATGCAGTTCTATTCCCAGGTTATTTGATGCATATGGTTTTGCCCATAAATACGAATAAAGATCAACAACGGCTTAGACTTGCAATAAGTTGGAATTTAGAATATGAAAAAGTTGCAAAAGTTGGTTGGGATGAATCTTTAGTAATAAAAATATAATGGAACAAATAACAGTAACTCAATCGTGTATAGATAAAATAGCCGATCTGTTGGCAGAAGAAAATGATCCTAATTTAAAACTTCGATGTTTTGTGCAGGGCGGCGGTTGCTCAGGATTTCAATATGGCTTTACTTTTGACAGCGAAGTAAACGAAGATGATTTTGAAATCACAAAAGGTTCTATTACTGTTCTAATAGATTCTATGAGCCATCAATATCTTGTTGGAGCAACATTAGACTATAAAGAAGATATTCGCGGCAGTCAGTTTGTAATCCAAAATCCCAATGCCCAAACAACTTGTGGATGTGGTAGTTCATTCTCCGTGTAAGATGCTATACAAACAGCTAAACACCAAACCAATACAGCTAGGCGGCCGTAGTGTAGTAGATTACGATTTTGGAGAAGCCGCAATCCTAGTCCCAAATCCAGATTCCAAAGTATTTCTACATTGGTTAACGGATAAAGGCGCAATAAGATCAACATTTACAATGACTTACGCTACCAAAGTTAGCGGAAAAGTGCGCCTAACTAATGCAAAAGATACCCAAGTAAACATACAGGTCTTGACAGATTGGTAAAAATCTGCTATAATATTGTTATGTTCAATTAGAAAGGTATTCCATGTATCAAATAATTCAAGAGCTAGAAGCAGATAATTCACGTCTCGCCAAAGAAGCGATCATTGAACGTGAGAAAGATAACGTAGAATTATTAGAAGGGTTTCATATGGCCCTTAGCCCCTATATCACTTACGGAGTTAAGAAAGTTCCTAAGTTTAGCGGTCCTGATGGACAAGGTCTTCCTTGGGGCGCTTTCAAAGAACTATGTAATTTGTTAGCTACTCGACAATTAACAGGTGACGATGCTCGTAATGCAATTGAGTTAGCTCTAAGTGCAAGTACAAATGCACAATGGAATGATTGGTATCGCCGCATTCTTATTAAAGATTTGCGTTGCGGTGTAAGCGAAAAGACTATCAATAAGATTGTTAAGAACGCTATTCCTGTTTTTGAATGTATGTTAGCACACGATGGTGCCAATCACGAAAAGAAAATTATAGGAACCAAACTGCTCGAACCAAAACTCGACGGTGTTCGCTGTATTACGATTCTAAATTATGAAACTAAAACAGTTGTTCAATACACTCGTAATGGCAAAGTGTTAGAGAACTTTAGTCATATCGCAGATGCACTTTTAGCCAATATCGATGACTTTGGTCGAAGTTTTGTTTTCGACGGTGAAGTAGTATCTAGTTCATTCCAAACTTTAATGAAGCAGGTGCATCGTAAAGATGATGTGCAGGCAACTGATGCACGTCTAATGGTATTCGATGTGCTTCCTTTAAGTGAATTCCAAAAAGGCAAAAGCATTATGGGACAAAAGCGTCGTAGTGCGCTATTAAAGACATTTAAGCCTTTCTTTGACAAATGCGGCAATATAGATATTATCCCTCAAACAGAAGTCAATCTTGACGAATTTGTAGGTGAATTACAGTTCAAACAGTTCAATAAAGACGCAATCGAAGCAGGTTATGAAGGTATTATGATCAAGGATCCTAATGCTGTATATGAGTGCAAACGTAGCGTCAGCTGGCTCAAACAAAAGCCGTTTATCGAAGTTAGCTTAACTGTTACGGCAGTAGAAGAAGGTACAGGTAAAAACGAAGGCAAACTGGGAGCATTAATTTGCGAAGGTATTGATGATGGTAAAGCAATTAAAGTCAATGTTGGATCGGGCTTCACTGACGATCTCCGAGATGATATATGGATTAACAAAGATACTGTTGTTGGACAGGTGGTCGAAGTCCGAGCAGATGCGGCAACTAGGAATCAAGACAGTGAAGACATATACTCGCTACGGTTTCCTAGGTTCCTTCGATTCCGTGGTTTCGCAAAAGGTGAAAAAATCTAAAATGGATAAAGATGCTATAAAAGAACTGATGTTTGGCGGCGTACAAGAACTTATGCGGAATCGTAAGTTCTATTACTACAGTTCAGTCAGTTCTCATTATAGCCGCTGGACTGAAGAAGGTAAAGAAGCCCTGGCCGAATACATGTCATTAATGGCTATTAAAATGCTAGAAGCTGAAGAAGCAGAGCTTGACCAAAGAGCTAAAGATCTAGTAGTTAAAGGCTTAAAAGGGGAAAAGATTTAACGTGGGACAGTTAGTTAATATTACCAAAGTCGATGCTTTAATAGATCATTTTCCTTTAGATTCTATCGCAGAATTAATTGTAAAACTAAGATCAGTTAAAAAAAGAGATAACGTTGATGAGTTTAATCTTTGGGACGAAACTTTAGGTGATCCAACCTTTCAGACATTAAAGGAAAAGTTTTTAAGTATGGGCAACGAGCTTATGTCTCAAAACTCAAATACTAGATCTACCCTTAATTTAGAAAGAGCGTGGATTAATAGATATAAAGATGGTGAATACATTGCTCCGCATCATCACGGGTCTTCATTTATGATTGGTATACTGTATCTATATATAGACGAGGATGGTGGCGATTTGTTGATTCAAGATCCTTTGATTGCATACAGTTGGAAAAACATTGATGACAAGCGTAGATTTGGAAATTGCAGAGCAAGTATCCCTATTACACCAGTCACCGGCATGATGGTAGTAATGCCAGGATTTTTAATTCACAGTTCGGAACCTAAACCGGCTGGGAAACAAAGAATCGTACTTTCTACTAATTTTAGTGCAACATAACGGAGAAAAGAACTAAAGTGTCAAAAGAAGATGTCATACGATTGGAAGGAATCGTAGAAGAAGTATTACCAAATGCTATGTTTCGTATTATAACCACAGACGGTTACAAACTACTTGGCCATATATCTGGAAAGATGCGCCAAAATAGGATACAGATCCTACTTGGCGATCGAGTCAAAATAGAAGTTAGCCCATACGACCTAACTAAAGGCCGTATAGTTTATAGAGGTTAATAGCTGATATAATTTGCCCAATTTGGGTGTCTCAAATCAAACGGCAATTTCTTGCGTTTTTCAACTAATTCCCAATACGTTGGCCTGTAAGCCTTAACTTTAGGCTTCATCTTGCTATCGTGTCCCTTACGACTGTTGCATGGTCCGCAAGCAGTCACAGAGTTTTCCCACACTGATTTTCCGCCCTTGCTTACGGGTTGTACGTGATCTAGGGTAGCAGAGCGTCTATTAACGTCAGCACCGCAGTATTGACATCTATATCCGTCACGAAGAAACACATTTTGCTTAGAATAGCGAATGTTTGTCTTCTTTTTCATATACTCGCGGATAATAATCACCGATGGAACACGAGTTTCCCAGCGAGCTGAGCGCACGATCCAATCGTCGTGCCATTCCAGTACATCGGCCTTTTCTAAGACCATGTAACGGATGGCTTCTTGCCAGTTGATTACGCTTAATGGAAGCAAACTGATTGGTCCTCCGTCTGCGTTTAAGACTAGAGTATCGGACATGATATCAATATTTATTAGGGTTTAAAACAACCATTAGTATAACATCACAGCTTGATAAAATCAAGAGCTCAAAGCAATAAATACCTTGTATGAATCGCCCAAAGACCAAACTAAACGAAGTCTCAACAGACCCAAAAGCCATTAAGCAGGCTCGTGCTGTGCCCATTCCGCAGGAGCAAGTGGATCGTGGTATGCACTTTCTGCGCAGTCTAGCATTAGATATTCCCATGCAAACTGGCGGAAAAATAGACACAGAAACTAAAAAGATCGTTGAAACTAGAAGCCTAGAGGATATGCTAGAAGCACAGCTAGAAGCTCAGTCTCGTAAATTAGAAGAAGGCCCAGATGCACAGGATCATGTTAGTTTAGATATTCCTCTACTAATTAGACTATTCGAATTGATGAAAGAAGGCGTAAAAACAGACGTAGAATTACACAAGGTTGTTGAACGTATTTTGGCTATGAAAAGTCATGGCGTTCTAACAATGACAGATTACGAAAAGATCGCAGGGCCAAATAAGGAAGGACAGATTCCTGAGCCCAAAGATAAAGATGACGATAGTTTGTCGTCATTAAAAACATTGGCAGGAATAAAATAATATGCTACTTTACATTAACACAGGAACTTCTGCTAATCAAGGCAACGGCGATAACTTAAGAACAGCGTTTACAAAAGTAAACTCTATGTTCTCCGAAGTTTATACCGCATTAAAATTAGGTAACGAAACTGTTACAGATCAAGCCGCCGCGGCTTGGTTAAACCCATCTGATCATTACGGAGTTACCTACTATTATAATTCATCAACACACGAAATGCATTCGTCATTGTTGAGTGCAACTAATGTTACATTAGGCGGTGTTAAGATTGGTGCTGGTATCTTAGTAGATGGCAATGGTGTTATCAGCGTTCCACCAACATATACATTACCTGTTGCAACTACATCTACTCTAGGCGGTATTAAAGTTGGAACAGGATTGGCAATTGATCCAATCAGCTACAAATTAAGTAACTCGGGTGTATTAAGCTTCGATGGCCGTACAGGCAACATTACGTTGACCAGCAATGATGTTACCGGAGCATTATCATATACTCCTATAGATAGTTCATTGTTAGGACAACCAAACGGTGTGGCAACTTTAGATAGTTCAGGACATATTCCTGCTAGCTTAATAGGTGCAAACATAGTAGGTAGTTTAAATTATTCCGGTACATGGAACGCAAATTCAAATATTCCTGCACTGGCCAGCGGTGTTGGTACAAAAGGTACATACTATAAAGTATCTGTAGCAGGAACTACAAACATAGATGGCATTGCAATTTGGAACGTGGGTGATTTAATTGTATTCAACGGAGCTAGTTGGGACAAGTTTGATGGTATTACAGCGGAAGTTACAAGTGTTGCAGGACGAACTGGCGATGTGGTATTGAGCTACAGTGATATCGGTGGAAACATTCCACGTACAGCATTTAGCCTAACATCAACAGCAACTAACCTAGCATTAGGTACAATAAAATTAGGCAACGGTATATTTGCCGCGGCAGATGGAACGATTAGCGTTAATACAACAGCGGTAACTCCAGCAACAACATCAACCCTGGGCGTTATTAAAGTTGGTTCTGGATTAAGTGTTACTTCAGATGGCTTACTGACTGCCAATGTAAGCGGAACAGGTAACGCCGTATTCACAGCAAATGAAATTTCAACAACAGGAACAAATGATTTAGTCCTTGCACCAGGAAGCGGACTAGTCAAAGTTCTTTATACCATAGTAACTGAAGGCGGTAATAATTCAAGTGTGCTACGCACTAATCAATTCTTGAATGCAGGCCTAGCCACAGACTCCATTAACTTCAGTTTACGTATCGTAGGCGACAGCAACAACGGTACTACATTATTTGATGCAGGTGTTTATAATAGTCCTACAGCATTAACAGG